CCAGAGCAAGACCATCAGGCCCACATAGAGGCTCACATGGCGGTCATGGCTACGCCAGCTATGCAGCTTAACCCCGCGTCTATCGTGGCCTTACAGGGCCATATACAGGAGCATATAGGGCTTATGGCTGAAAAGCAGGCACAGGCACAGATCATGGAAAGAATACCGCCTGAAGTGCAGCAAAACCCAGAACAAATGCAAATGATGATGCAGCAAATCAAGCCGCAGATAGATCAGATTGCCGCTGTGTTGATTGCTGACATGGTTGAGAGCATGGCGCAGGCTGTAGAGCCGCCACAACAGTCTGACCCGCTTGTAGATATACGCAATCAAGAATTGCAGCTAAAAGCCGCTGATATGGAGCGTAAAGTCTCCGAGTTTGAAGCCAAGCAGCAAATGGAACGTGAGAAAGAAAGAAATAGCGTTCTGGTAGATCAGCAACGAATTGATGTTTCGGAAGCTGCGTTAGAAGACAAAACTAGAATCGCAGAAGAGCGCATTCAAACACAGCGCGACATTGCATCTATGAACGCTATGAAAAATGCCAGAGGATAAGGTCGTAGAGTTTCCTCAAGTAAGCGATATAGACAGGCAGTTCTTGGAGTTGGAACGTCAAAAGCTGCTGATTGAACAGCAGCGTAAGAGAATTGAAGAAAAGGAAAACCAATGAGTTCTTCAGTAAGATCAAAAATGGCAGAAGTTATTAAGGCTGCAAAACGTCAGCCTGAAACTGTAGTAGAGGTAAAAGATGAAGCCACGCCGCCCCCTGCAAGAGAACCCAAGCCCCAAGCCCAAGTTAAAAAGCAGGCCAAGAAAAAGACCAAGGCACCTAAAAAGATTTAGTAAAATAGCAAGACCCCAGAAGTTTATGGGCGTTTTGTAGCTTTTTACGCAAAATACTTGTATATCCCGAACATTTGCATACTATGTGTGCAGGGGGACAAGTATGGAAGCTATACACCTAGCACAGTATCTATTTAAAGAAATACGGGAGCGTGATTCTAGGTTGAAAGACCGAATTGCGGACGGCTCGGTTTCGTCATGGGACGAATACCGGTATCTTGTAGGCGAAATACGCGGAATGTCCTACTGCGAAGATTTAGTTAAAACCGCGATGAAAGGCATAGAGTTAGACGATGACTAAAAAGTTGTATGTTCCAGAACACGTTGCAAAAGCAGCGAAAAAAACAAAGCTATCAAAGCCTTTGGAAAACGCATTTAAAACGCAAGAGCCACAGGAAGAAAACAAAAACGTTGATGATCCTTCCAACATAGAAGTTTCGGTTCTTGAGCGTTTACCGCAGCCTACTGGTTATAGGGTGCTGATTATCCCCTACTACCCTAGCGCAAAAACCAAGGGCGGCTTGTATATTCCAGACCAGACAAGAGAGCGTGAATCGTTTGCTACGGTATCCGCGTATGTAGTCAAGCTAGGACCAGACGCCTACAGAGACGAACAAAAGTTCCCAAGTGGTTCTTATTGTCAGGAGAAAAACTGGGTTCTCATAGGAAGATATGCTGGTAATAGGTTCAAAGTGGATGGTCTTGAGGTCAGAATCATAAATGACGATAATATTATAGCCACAATCCTTGACCCAACAGATGTTTCGTATGTATAGAAAGTTAGGGAGCTAAATAAATGTCTATGGTCGAAAACATGGAAAACGAAGAGTTCAACGGAACGACTATCGAAGTCGAAGAAGACAGCGAAGAGCAGTCTGGTTCTGAAACCGTTGTTGCTAGTGAAGAGCCTGATGAAACCCGAACAAAAGTTCGTAAAAAGTCAGAAGGCGACGATGAACTTGAGAATTACAGCGAAGGCGTACAGAAACGCATTAATCAGCTAACAGCCAAGCGTAAGGCTGCTTCTGAAGAAGCTGAAGCCGCAGTGCAGTATGCACAGCAAGTTCACCAAGAAAACCAGCAAATGAAAGCTCGTTTGCAGCAACTAGATCAGGGATACAGAGCCGAATATGAAGGCCGCGTAGTATCTCAGGAACAGCAAGCCAAACGCGCACTGACAGAAGCGCATGAAGCTGGCGACTATGAAAGAGTTGCAGAAGCTCAGTCTGCACTGTCACAAGTTGCTATTGAAAAAGAACGTATTCGTCTGCAAACAGCCAAGGCTCAAAGGGACGCACAGCAGCGAGAGCAGCAAGCTCAACAGCAGCAACAACAACAGCAGTACCAACAGCAACAGCCACAACGTCAGGCTGCTGACCCTAAGTTGGAAAAATGGCTTTCTAAAAACGATTGGTTTGAAAAAGACAACGTTATGAAAGCCGCTGCTACAGCGATACATAATCAAATCGTCAGTGATGAGGGCTTTGATCCTTCTACAGACGAATATTATGCAGAAATAGATAGGCGTATCCGTAAGGAAATGCCCCACAAGTTTCAGGCCAAACAACAAAACGCCCAAGTTGTTACGCCTGCGTCTGGTAACGGACGGTCTTTAAAGTCTGGGCGGAAGAGATCGGTGGAATTAACGCCGGGGCAGGTCGCATTTGCCAATAAGATGCGGATACCTCTTGATGTTTATGCGAAAGAGGTTGTGAAACTAGAAAGTAGGAGTGAGTAACATGGCAGCTAGGTCAGCGCGTGATTCAGAATCACGGGAAAACGCAGAGCGTGTTCAACAATGGCGACCCGGTTCAGCTTTGGATGCTCCAGAGCCACCTCTAGGTTTTAAACATAGATGGATTCGTGAATCTGTCATGGAATACGACGATAAGACTAACGTTCATAAGAAACGGCAAGAGGGATGGGAACTTGTTCGCGCTGAAGAGTATCCCGACTATGTTGGCCCCGTCATTGACGAAGGAAGAAACGCAGGCACCATTGGTGTTGGCGGATTAATTTTGGCCCGAATCCCTGTAGAATTAGTTGAGCAGCGGAATAACCACTTTAATACAGTGGCACAAAATCAAATGGACGCTGTTGACCGCGATTGGATGCGGGAAAACAACGCTCTTATGCCTAAACAGGCACCACAACGTAAAACCTCTGTGAGCTTTGGCTCTAGGGGTAAATAATTTAGGAGATTAACGATGGCGAATCAAGACGCTGCATTCGGTCTTCGTCCAGTGAAACGAATTGGGGGAACTCAATTCAATGGTGGACAAAGCCGTTATCGTATCGCCAACAACTACGGAACTGCAATTTTTCAAGGTGACATGGTTATGCAAGTAACTGGTGGAACAGTGGAAATTCACGCCGATGGCGGAACCGTACCTATTGTTGGTGTGTTTAATGGTTGCAAATTTACTGACCCTACTACTGGGGAACAGGTATTTAGTAACTTTTACCCTGCAAGCACTGCTGCTGCTGACATTATCGCTTTTATCATTGATGACCCTATGGTTGTTTTTGAAGTCCAATGTGATGCTGCATTCCCAGTAGCTGATTTGTTTGGCAACTTCGATATTGTCTATACTAGCGCAGGCAACACCAAAAGCGGTGTCGCAGGTTCTGAATTGAAAGTCACTGACGGTGGAACGGCTACTACTTTGCCGCTCAAAGTCATTGATATTTCTGAAGACCCAGAGAATAGCGATGTAAGCTCCGCAAATACCAATGTGTATTGCGTCATTGAAAACCATATATTCGGCGTCAAAGGCGCTGGGTTAGCGTAAGGAGCTAAACAATGGCTATTTCACGTTCACAGCTAGTCAAAGAACTAGAGCCGGGACTCAACGCGCTTTTCGGAATGGAATATAACCGTTACGATAATGAGCATGCTGAAATCTTCGACACAGAATCGTCAGATCGTGCGTTTGAAGAAGAAGTTATGCTATCAGGTTTTGGGAATGCTCCCACAAAAACCGAAGGCGCAGGCGTATCGTTTGATGATGCTAACGAAGCGTACACCGCTCGTTACACACATGAAACGGTGGCACTGGCATTCGCTTTGACTGAAGAAGCGATTGAAGACAATCTGTATGATCGTCTTGGCGCTCGTTACACAAAAGCACTTGCCCGTTCTATGGCGCATTCTAAGCAGGTTAAGGCCGCTGCGGTTCTTAACAACGCTTTTAATTCGTCATTCACAGGTGGTGATGGTGTAGAACTTTGTTCAGCGGTTCACCCGTTGGCTCAAGGTGGTACATTCCGTAACGAACCATCCACTGCGGCTGACCTCAACGAAACTTCGCTTGAAAATGCTCTTATCGACATTTCAGGCTTCGTTGATGAACGGAATATGATTATTGCCCTTCGTGGCACTAAGCTGATTATTCCACCACAGCTTCAGTTCATTGCAGACCGTTTGCTGGAATCGACCTTGCGTCCCGGCACTGCTGACAATGACATTAACGCGATGAAAAACATGGGTATGGTCCCAGAGGGTTACACCATTAACCACTTCCTGACCGATACTGATGCTTTCTTCCTGAAGACTGACGCGCCAAACGGCTTCAAGCACTTTGAGCGTTCTCCCATGCGTACAAACATGGAAGCAGACTTCGACACAGGTAACATGCGCTTTAAAGCGCGTGAGCGTTATTCATTTGGTTTCTCGGACCCACGTTGCGTATTCGGTTCACCCGGCGCGTAACCCGAACAAATGTTTGGTTTTGATTGGGGGCGGTTTAACTGCCCCCTTTCTTTTTTTTGTTTATTGTGTATTGTTCCATTATCCCTGACAGTCGCATAATGCGTCTGACACTAGCCACGACAGGAGCATAACATGGCTAACACTACATTTAACGGACCAGTACGGTCTGAAAACGGCTTTCAGCAAGTTACCAAAAGCAGCACTACTGGCGCAATATCTCAAAAGCAGTTTGAAATTCAAACGGTTCCAACTTCTGGCATTAACAATGTTGTTGATACAAACGGTTTTTCTGGAACGGCTACTGCCGCAGGCGCAAACAATGCCAGCTTAGATACGGGTGCAACTATCTTTGGCATCACGCCCAACGCGCACGGCTCTGGTATTGCTGATGCTTCTATTAACACTTTTGTTAACAAGGTTGGCGGTACTATCGTAACGTCTATTCTTATTGACCTTCACGGTGGATTTGTTGGATCAGCTTCAGCGGATCGTATTATTGGTGTCGGAACTTCTGCCAATGCGTACATTGCAGAACTTACAAAAGAAGTTAACGGTATTCCAATCCTGTTAGAATTTGGTTGCGTAGAGGTTCCTACAGGCGGTGATCCAGATATTAATGTAGACATTTCAGCTACGGGAACAACCGCGTCAGGCGCGGCTGTAGCCAGCGGAACTCAGATGATGAACAACGGCGACCTTACTTTAGGTTACTACAACGCTGTTGACTCGGCTGCTACTATGGCTGCTTTGTCTAAAAAGTACATTTATCTAGTTCAAGGCGCGGCTACTAACGCAGCGTACACTGCTGGTAAAATTTGGATCAGAATTACTGGAATGAACGTAGACTTTGATAACGGCTAAGGAATGATGAAATGGCTGATGCTGTAGCAACACAAATAATCATAGATGGCGACAGAAACGTTGTTCAGAAGTTTACCAATGTATCTGACGGTAGCGGTGAAGCTGCTGTTGTTAAAGTTGATGTAAGTGCTTTAGCCGCAAACTCACATGGCAGCGCCTGTACGGGCGTTGTCATTGAGGAAATTTGGTGGCAGTGCATTGGTATGAAGGTCCAAATACTTTGGAACGCTACTACAAATGTATTCTGCATTGAACTTGGCGAAAACCAAAGCGGCAACCATAATTACTCAACTTTTGGCGGCTTAACAAACAACGCTGGCAGTGGGGTAAATGGTGACGTGCTATTTACAACTGTTGGTCATACTTCTGCTGACACATACACCATTATTCTGAAAATGAAAAAAGAGTATGGTTGATGGCTGACAAGCCTATAAAGAGAAACAAGAAAAATTACCGCCCCACTAAGTCTGGGGCGGGAATGACTGAAGACGGAGTAAAGGCACATCGAAGAGCAAATCCGGGTTCCAAGTTAAAAACAGCGGTTACTGGCAAAGTTAAAAAAGGCAGCAAAGATGCCAAGCGGCGCAAGTCTTATTGCGCACGATCCGCAGGCCAAATGAAAAAATTTCCTAAAGCTGCTAAAGACCCTAATAGTAGACTTCGCCAAGCTAGAAAAAGGTGGAAATGTTAATGGCATATTCTCGCAAATCAAAAGGTGCTTCTAAAAAATCTAAGGGCAGTAAGATTTGTCCTGCGGGAAAGGCTTGGGCGCAGAGAACTTTTGACACGTACCCATCTGCGTATGCGAACATGGCTGCATCTAAGTATTGCAAAGACCCTAACTATGCAAAAGGCGCAAAGGGCAAAAAGAAGAAGAAATCATAATGGGTGCGCTGAAAGATTGGGTCAATCAGGATTGGGTTAGAATCGGCACTGACGGTTCTATTCAAGGCAAGTGCGGCACTTCTAAAGATAAGAAAAACCCTGATAGATGTTTGCCCCGCAAAAAAGCCCAAAGTCTTTCTAAAGATGAGAGAGCTAAAACAGCACGTAAGAAAAAATCTGCGGGTAGAAAAGGCAAAACTGTGGTTGCTAATACTAAAAAAGCCAAAGTCCGCAAGATGGAAAATGGGGGTGCAGTAGCAGAAACAAAAGCCAAACGACCATTTAATGGTAAGAAAATACCGGGAACTATGGTTGCAAATGGTTGCGGTGTTGTCATGTCTGGTGGCAAAAATTCCAGAAGAAAACGTACCAAACTAACTTAGGAGAATACTATGGTTATGAAGAAAAAAGGTGCAGCCAAAGGCGGCGTTCGCAAAATGCGCGGCGGTGGTATGGCTAAAAAAGGTTACGCTAAAGGCGGTAAAGTTGCCAAAATGCGCGGCGGCGGTAAAGTTGCTAAAATGCGCGGCGGCGGTATGGCTACAAAAGGCGGAGCTAAAGGCGGCGCAATGACTCTTGCGCAACTTAAAGCCGCAGCAAAAAGATTGGGTAAGCAGGTGGTATAATATGCCATTTTTGCAAAGCAATATACCGCACTTTAAGTGTTGGGTTCGTCGTGAATATACGGTCAACCATGAGCGTTATCACGGCGAATTTCTGCATGCTATGGCTATAGCCGTAACTACAATGCCGAACAGATGTTTGAGTTTCCAAATTATCTTTACGGGTTGTGAGGCGGACGAAGACGGCGATGAAAACGTTCATGGTGGGGCTATGTGGGCAAGAATGCCTATAACGGCTTTGGTAGCCGATGAGTCGTTTGAAGAGTGGCCTGAAGCTATGCCAGTGCATGCAGCGCAGCCTTGGGACTGCCCGTCCCATACACACGCTGTATATACGCTAGACAGAGCAACACCTTGCCCTTGGATGGCTAAAATAGATGGCGGGTTCTTTCCTGCCAAATATATGTTTACTGTAGACTACACAGATACAGACGTAGCGGACGATCCAGCGCAACATAAACAGGCTCATGTATTGCAGCTTTTGGATGCTGGCGAATGGACAGGCAATATAGTTGCGTTGCCAAACAACAGGGTAAGGGTCACACACCCAGCGTGGTTTGAAACAGGTGAGGGAGCGCCAGATTTTAAACCATCACAGCATATACATTATTCTAAATCTGACTTAGACTACACGCTAGATGTTAACAGGGTTTTCGACAACCTTTATAACGAGGAATAAAATGACCGTATCAAGCTCAAAAGACTTTGAATTAGATGTAGCTGACTACATTGAAGAGGCTTTTGAGCGTTGTGGCTTGGAAGCACGAACAGGTTATGACTTAAAAACAGCGAAACGGTCTTTAAATCTTTTGTTTGCAGATTGGGCCAATCGTGGTTTGAATCAGTGGACGATCAAGCAACGCAGCTTTACCGTCACTAGCGGTGATGGTGAAACCGATCTTAGCGCAGATGTAATTGATATTTTGTCTCTGGTGGTTCGTAGAAGTGGCACCGACTATGCGCTTAGTAGAATCAGCAGGGACGAATATCTAAGCATTCCAACTAAAACGACTACAGGAAGACCCACACAGTTTTTTGTTGACAGGCAAATAACCCCAAACTTAAAACTGTGGCCTTTGCCCGACAATGACACAGATGTAGTTATATATGATGCTTTAACACGTATGGATGATGCCGACACTTATGTAAATACGGTAGATATGCCCTTTAGGTTTTATCCATGTCTTGCCGCTGGTTTAGCGTACTATATTGCCATGAAAAGAGCGCCAGAGCGTTTGCAAATACTGAAACCTATATACGAAGAAGAAATGAACAGAGCTATGGATGAAGACCGCGATAGAGCTTCATTTAGGGTTTCACCCGACTTGAGGAACTACAGATATGTCTAGGTACGCCACAGGCAAGTGGGCATATGGCATATCTGACCGATCTGGTTTTAGGTATCGTTTGCGAGATATGCGCAAAGAATGGAACGGCTTGCTGGTTGGCAAAGATGAATGGGAACGCAAAGAGCCGCAACTGCGACCAATAAGAGCGCGACCAGACCCACAAGCCTTAAAAGACCCTAGACCAGAATCTAACTTAGAAGAGCAAAGAACTATACAATATGGCTTTAATCCTGTTGGATACCGTGGCGATGCTTTAGGTTTTACTGGCAATAGATTAAAGGCTGAAGGGTCTGTAGGAGAGGTCACGGTAACAACATGAGCTATACATACACGACATTAAAGCAAGCTATAAAAGACTATACTGAAAACGATGAAACCACGTTTGTCAACAATTTACCTGTGTTTATCAGAAACACGGAAGAACGTATTTTAAAAAACGTTCAGTTAAGTCTGTTTCAACGCAACGCCAGCGGAGTTATGAGTGATTCAAACAAGTTTTTAACGTGTCCTTCTGATTTTCTTGCGCCATTTTCTTTGTCTTTTACCAACGCCCAAGGTTTCCAAGGTTTTTTAGATTTCAAAGACGCAGACTACATACAGTCATTTAATCCAAATCCTGCTACTACGGGTTCTCCGCGTTACTACGGGCAGTTTGATGTTGATAACTTTATAATATCTCCGACACCTGATAGCGGTTACACGGTTGAGTTGCATTACTTCTATCGCCCAACTAGTCTAACTCAAAGCACGTTTACGCTAACTATGACAAGTGTTAGCGGCACGTTTACTACAAGCGACAAGGCAACGGGTTCTACCAGTTTGCAGTCTGCTGTTGTTAAAACTGTGCCGTCTTCTACAACCTTACAGGTGGTTATTCCTGCGGGTGACTTTACTGTTGGCGAAACAATAACAGGCAGTTCTAGCGGAGCAACAGGTGTTCTGTCTGCTGTTAGTGCTGATGCAACAGAATCTTGGATTAGTCAGAACGCAGAGGTCGCTTTGCTTTACGGCTCTTTGATGGAAGCCTACGTGTTTATGAAGGGTGAACAGGATTTGCAGGTTCTGTACGAAAAACGGTTTGGCGAAGCTATTATGGGCCTCAAGATGCTGGGAGAGGCAAAAGAGGTTACAGATGAGTACCGCACAGGGCAGATAGTTAGGGCGAAACAATGAACAACATGGCTTTTGGCGAGTTTAAGGTTGAGGTTGAAACAACGGATAATCGCGGGTTTACGGCGGAAGAAGTAGCGCACCGATGCGTAGGTAAGATCGTTGCCTTTTCCGAAGACGCTCACCCTGCGTTACGGGATCAGGCTATTGCGTACCGTGATAGCATAGAGAAGCTGCTTGTTATCTATATGAAACAGGCTATCCAAAGTGACCGTACTACGGTATATAATGCAATCAAAGAAGCGGGTCATCCTACGTTGGCCGAATATATAAGGAAAA